GAACTAGTGGCTCATAACCGCTTTGTTGGGAGTTCGATTCTTTCACCTTCCACCACTTTTCACTTGACACCGAATCAAATCAGTAGTATAGTAACTGAATTGTTCGTATAACATAAAAAGGACTAAAAATGAAAAAGCTAATCTTACTTGGACTTTTGTCTGTTGTGTTATCGGGTTGTTCTAAGTCTGTTGCGTATACTGTTGTTCATCGCCCTCCTGTTGATGAACGTGTAGTAAATCAGCGTATTATTGAAGAGCGTACTAACTTCTTCAATCTAGTATTGTTTATGCGTGATACAAAGACATTATCCGTCAATTCAAAGAATGAAGCACTTCGTCGAATTGAATCGGCAGGATTTGGTTATATCTGTGAACATAATCGGTGTTTTATGCATCGTGGACAAATGAAGACACAGATTCAACCGGATCATATTTTTATTGAGTTTCCAGACAAGTCATATAAGCGTGTTTGGGATGTTACTGTAGCTGCCGATTTGATCTATGGAAATTAACTAAATATTAACTTATTTGTTGTATAGTGTAAGGCGGAGTCTTAACTGACTTCGCCTTTTTTCATATTCAAACATATAGAAGGAACCAATGAAAAATAAATTGTTACCGTATATTACCTTTATGACAGGTATTGTACTTTCTGGTGTTGCTGGATTCTTTTCTATTATTGGCCTTACTACTATATTTTCCGGCGCTTATTGGTCAGTAGTAGTTATGGGAACAACACTTGAGATATCTAAGCTAGTAGCTGTATCATGGCTATATCAGAATTGGAAAAGAGCAAGTTCTGGTTTAAAAATATATCTATTATCTGCTATTATCATTCTTATGATCATAACAAGTATGGGTATCTTTGGTTATCTATCAAGAGCACATATTGAACAAAAAGTAGCATTATCCACTGGTGTAGGGTCAGATATAATTGTTTTACAAAATGATATAAAGATCAAAGAAGATTCTATTAAAGATTTAGATAAACAGATTGCCGTTATTGATTCTTCTATTGACAAGATGTTAGAAAAAGGTCAAGCAAAAGATTCACTCAAAGCATCGGACAATCAAAAGAAGAAAAGAGATGAATTAGTAACTAAAAAGAATGTATTGATAAAAGAACTATCTCCTCTTAAAACTCAGATGGTTAAATATGATAGTGAATATAAAAAAGTGGAATCTGAGTTAGGACCCATTAAATATATAGCAGAGTGGGTCTATGGACCTACAGATGAGAAAATACTTGACAAGACTGTAAGATATGTTATACTTATTCTTGTAGTAGTATTTGATCCGTTGGCAGTATTTTTGCTTATTGCATATAATTCCTCAAAAAAAGAAAGAGATTATGAAAATTTGGAATATGTTGAGATGCAACCCTTTAGACGGAGAAGGCGAAGAAAACGAAGTCACAAAAAGAAAAATAGAAAACCATAATGCTAATCGATAAGGAGACTCTTATGGATATTTTTGAAAGTTTAATTAAAGAAACAGGTAATGAATATGCAACAATCGCTGATGAAGGTATTGATGCGGGAGATATCACAGGTTATATTTCCACAGGATCATATTCACTCAATGCCCTTCTTTCTGGATCCATTTACGATGGTATTCCGGCAAATAAGGTAACAGCATTAGCAGGTGAACCATCCACCGGTAAAACCTTCTATGCTCTAAACATCGTCTATCAATTTCTTAAAGATAATCCTAATGGGTTTGTCTTTTACTTTGAATCAGAGTCGGCTCTTTCGAAAGATATGTTAACTGCCCGAGGTATTGAAACAAAACGAATTGCTATCATTCCTGTTGCTACTGTTCAAGAGTTTAGAACACAAGCAGTTAAGATTCTTGATCGCTATATGGAGAAAGATAGGAGTGATAAAACTGAAAAACCACCAATGCTCTTTGTTCTTGATTCACTAGGCAATCTATCAACCTCTAAAGAAATGGAAGATATTTCATCAGGTAAAGATACTCGTGATATGACTAGGGCACAACTTATTCGTGGTGCTTTTCGTGTTCTTACTCTTAAGCTAGGCAAAGCAAAAGTAGCACTACTGGTAACTAATCATGTATACGATGTTACCGGAGCGTATGTTCCTACAAAAAAGATGGGAGGAGGAAGTGGCCTAGATTATGCAGCATCTACTATCGTATTCTTATCAAAAAAGAAAGATAAAGATAAAGATAATCAAGTAACAGGAGCTATTATTACTGCTGTTCTTAAGAAAGCACGTCTAACTATTGAGAATAAGAAAGTCGAAACTCTGCTAAATTATTCTGATGGTTTGGATCCATATTACGGACTTATTGATCTTGCTGAAAAATTTGGTATCTTCAAGAAAGTATCTACACGTTATGAGATGCCAAATGGTGATAAGGTATTTGAAAATGCCATACTAAAGAACCCTGAGAAGTATTTTACACAAGATGTGCTAGACAAAATTGATGAAATGTGTAAAACGGAATTTCTCTATGGCAAAAACAATATTATTCAAATTGAAGAAGGAATAGAATAATGGTTATAGAAGAAGATTATAAATTTCGTGATGATCTAAAGTATGATACTGTTCCTATTGAGCTCCTTTCTGGACCATATGCAGGCATTGTCCTTAGATACACAAAAGTAGGCATTAAAGAACAGGTTAATGATTCAGCAACGATTAAGTTTGACTATGATATAATTCATAACAATAGGTTCAAAGAAGATAAGTTGAAACACGATTTACTATTTCAAGAACATATTGGAATTATTCTTAATAATATGATTCTAGAATCAGTATCGTCGGATGTAGGTTGCTAATGAATACAGAAAAGATTGTTCTTAAAAATCTCTTAAGGAATGAACAATTTGCTCGTAAGGTTCTTCCATTCCTTAAGAGTGAATATTTTATTTTAGATTCAGATAAAGTTCTATTTGAGACAATTAAGGAGTTTATTCTTAAGTATAATACACAGCCAACAAAAGATGCTCTACAAATTGAAATTGATAAAAACAAAACACTTTCAGAAGATACTATAAAGAAAATAAATGAAAATCTTGAGCATATTCAAAAAGATGCTGAAGACACTAATATAGATTGGCTTGTATCGACAACAGAACAATTTTGTCAAGATAGAGGCATCTATAATGCTATCATGAAATCAATTGAGATTATGAATAGTCCTAAAGGTGGTTTATCTAAGGGTTCTATTCCTGAATTGCTTTCTGATGCTTTGGCTATTTCTTTTGATCCTAATATTGGTCACGACTACTTTGATAATATAGAAGAACGATATGAATACTATCATAGAGTTCATGAGAAAATTCCATTTGATTTGGAGTTCTTTAATAAAATTACAAAAAATGGATTACCAAAGAAAACATTAAACATTGCAATTGCATCTACAGGAGTCGGCAAATCTTTGTTCATGTGTCATGTTGCCGCCTCTTGTCTCAATCAAGGTAGAAATGTCCTTTATATTACTCTTGAATTAGCAGAAGAAGAAGTAGCAAAACGTATTGATGCCAACTTGATGAATATATCATTTGAAGATTTGATGTCTCTTCCAAAAGATATATATCTAAAGAAAGCAAATTCAATCAAAAGTAGAACAAATGGTAAGTTGATTGTAAAAGAATATCCAACAGCATCTGCATCTACTATTCATTTCAAAGCATTATTGAATGAATTGAACTTAAAGAAGTCATTTAAACCAGATATCATTTTTGTGGATTATCTCAATATTTGCTGTTCTGCAAGAATTAAGGCAGGATCAAATATTAATAGTTATACATATGTGAAATCTATTGCAGAAGAATTGAGAGGATTAGCAGTAGAACATGAAGTACCATTAATTAGTGCTACACAAACTAACAGAGCAGGATTTGATAATTCAGATATTGATTTAACAAATACTTCAGAATCGATAGGACTTCCAGCAACTGCCGACTTTATGTTTGCCTTGATTAGCACTGATGAACTTGAAGCACTGGGTCAAATTATGGTCAAGCAGCTGAAGAATAGGTATAATGATCCAACACAAAATAAAAGATTTGTTGTGGGTATTGATAGAAGTAAAATGAAGCTGTATGATGCTGAAGCCTCTGCTCAGACAGATATTGTAGATTCTGGCCAAAATATACCCGTTATGAATAATAGAAATAAATTCAAGCAACTGAAGGTGTAAATCATGTCAAAATATAATATTGTCCTTGTAGAACATGAAGAAGATTTCTTTTGGTGTCTATATGAAAAAAATACTGAACAG